CCGGAAAGATGGTTTTATTTGATTTTGGAAAAGTTGCAAGAAAATAATTTGTTACACTACCAACATAGTAATAGTACCTGTTTGAATCTTTAAGATTCCTGCAGGACCAGTACATGCCACATCAAAACGTACTGGTAACGTAGATGGTATGGACACAATAAGGTCTAATGTGGCTGATTGGTAGGTGTTCGCTGTAGTCGTTGTGCAAATGGCATTAGCTGTTTGTTGAACTCCGTTCACATTACAGTAGACTGAACATGCGTTCAGTTCTGTGGTGTTGTCAGTGAATGTGATACAGACCGTGAACTTATACGTGCCGGCGGCCACCGTGAACACTCCAGAAGCGATTGCATTTCCAAACGTGTTAAAAACAGGTGTAATAGAAGTAGCAGTCGTGAGAGTGTTGAGAGTGATGGTTTGCGTGCCAATGGTGAAAAACGAACCAGTGGTAGGGGCAAGGGCGGGCGATTGTTCTAGTTGAGGTGTGTGTAAGAGCACTCGGTATTCAACATACAGTTTGCCAACAGGGGTTGTAGCTGAGTTGTCTGTGGCCAGAAAGAAATTTCCACAGTCATATGTCTTTATGTCACCAGCGATGAGACTGGTACGAACGAAACGTCGTGAGGTAAAGAGGTGAAGATCCTTGGGATTGCATCGAAAACTCAATGGGGCCCAAACCGGTCCGGAGACAGCTTGAGGGTGATCCATAAATTGAGTTTCACTAGCAGGCGCTGGGTCAGCAGCGTTGTAATCCGTCATCATCATGACAGTACCAGCAGTGGACGTCGCAACAAAAGGGACATAATGAAAAGTTATCTCTTCAATAGTAAACTGTTCATATTGCTGAGCTATTTTGTTTAACCACGGGAAAGTTGTAGCCATTCCTGGGTTGAGTGGGTAAGTTCCTTCCACAGTGTAAGAAGAGTGTGCAGAAACACTAGCGTTAATCAACTCGCGGTGGACAATGAGTTGAGAACGATCTTTCCTTACAATGTTAGGCATTCTAGACTTAACAATGGTGCCTTTGGAAACGGCAGCATCAATGGTCTTTGAGGAACGTTTTGAGGTAGTGAGATTGGATAAGGGTCCAGAAACTGAAGAAAAGGCATCCTTCAAAGCTAATAGCTTCTTAGAATTCTTAGCAGACTGGAATAATCCGAGGGCGGTGGGGATATCGCCAAGTAGTGCACGACCAATAGTGGCTTGTAAGGCTCTACGGTCATCCCTACGTCGGCGGGGAATGTTTGCTTGCATGAAAAAGGTTCAAATAAATTTGTCGAAGGTTGAATTCGGCGAAAGAAATTAAATCGACTGGGTATCCAAGTATACCCGTATTTCTTCCGCCTAGTGAGGCCCTTAGGCCAGAGAAGGAGTGCTTGACCCACAAGACACAGATCCTACCATAATGCAGGATTCTGTGCTCGTAGTTGAGCTCTCATCACTAATCTTACTCCCACTCTCTGGAGTCTTTTTCCCGTGGACAAACTTGCATTTGGGACCATAGCACTTACTTGTGCCAGCAGCAACCTTAATCGCATGGTTGCATTTGTCGCCAAAGGGGCAATTGTTGTCGCTAACATGTCTGCAGGGAACAATAGCTGTCTGAAGGGGAGCTACTACTGGGTTATGGACTTCCCCAGCAATGACTACAGGTCGCTTCACCTGTTCAACTTCAGTTGCCACCGGTACACACATCGGTGGGCTTAATAGGTCGCCACGACCCGCATGAACTTGCCTTCTCCAATCTTCAAAAAGATCCCAATCAAAATCAGGAATTTGGTCTCTGATGATATCACGCATCCAGGGGCCAAACTCATTTGGAAACTGATCATTTTCGGGGTACTTCGCAAAATAATGTGCTACACCCAAGTTCTTTGTCTCTTTTCCTAGCTCATTAACAACTAATTGAGCAATTTCTCCGATTAACGGAGTGTTGAAATCTGACATATAATAACCCACCATTTTCTCATGGAGCTTATCAATGGGTAGAACGTTGTCTGGTAGTGTCGTAGTAACATGTAACTTGGCCAGTTGTCTACGAACATCACAAATGGAGCTAGCATCACCAAACCAAACGTTAGGTGAGTACAGGCGTGCGAGAAAAGAAACACCGACTTCCCCTCGGCGGATTGCTTGTATATCCAATTTCTGTCCCACAGAACTACAAGATTTGACGTACGAAGTAGGGTCCACATCCTTACTAAGTCCGTCGTCACCTCCATATATTCCTAGATTCTCCCAAGCCATAGCAGGAGTCATGTACTCTCCATTTACTTTGGTCATGCGAGCTGCCTTATATGCCATAAACGCATTATCAATTGTGTTGAACGGGGACGTTTCAGGTGAGCCAGATAATCTTGACCAAACCGTCATATAAAACACACCAAACGCGGTAACACCACGCTGGTTATGCTGAGAACCCATAAGTTCAAGCAAATCACTGAGATAATCCTTATGTACCCATCGAGTCATATACATTTTCTCAAGCGTTCGCAACACTTTTGAAATACGCCCATCGCATCGCGAAAGGTCAGTATTGAACACCATTTTGGCATCAGAGCAAATCTCGGCCACGCGTTCGGCAATTTGCTTTGGTGTCAAGGAGAAACCATACCATTTCTGGTCTTTGAGTATCTCTTGGCAAAAACTATACATAAACTGTGAATAGTTTAACTTTTGTTCACTAGGAATCGTGCTGATGTTTCTAGGATCTTTAACTTCACTATAACACTCAGCTTTCTGGAATGACTTGACAGGCTCATCAGCCGTCAACTTGACACTCATTACTGCTGCATCCAACAACCGCCTCTGGGAAGGACGATCTTGACGTTCATATACCTCGTCGATGGATGTTGGGTATCCTTTGCCGCATACTGAATCCGGAACCAATAATTCACAGAACTCCTGCATAATCTTGGTGTCAAACTCAGTGACCTCTAAGTCATCTGGAGGCCTCACATCCAGTATTCTCCCCTGGATGGTTGCTCGATCATTGCTCTCGGACTTCACCGGCGCATAACACTCATTTAGTATGGGACTCATAAACGGTGTTACACTAGGTTTGGCCTCGGGATCAAAGGTCTTGGGTTCAAACTGGTAGTGTTTCACGCTGTCGGCGACAGGAAACACTGTGTCGGGAGTGTATTTCCTCTCAACACGATGGTACGATACCAGTACTGATGCGCTCTCTGTACTCACTTCATCGACAATAGAACGTACTTGGGCAAGTGACAAAGCCACCTTGTTTAACTTTGCAACATTAGATATGGTTGCATCATGGCTTTCGCTAATCGTAGCGCAAGCCAATGAATCCAAAGTCCCAGTACTAACCATACTTCCATCAGAGGTCTTAATTTTCAAGCGTAGATGGTTACCATCTACTAGATTAAACCTGGAAAGCGGTTTAGAAGCTAATAGCCAACCCAAATCAAAGATGGGGCTAACAAATGTAGTGAGAGGAATCAAGCACAACAACTGATGATGTTTGTCAGTTTGTTTACGTTCAACATTGTAAACTGTTGTGCGAACCGCGAGTCCAAATTGGACTCGAGCTGAAACGGTTAGGACGTCACTGCCATAATTCCAAACTTTATGCTTATAAGTAGCACCTCCACTAACAACGTAGGTTAACTCGTTGTCCTCATTCCAAGTGAATGAATACTCTCCGCAATCATCTGCGGCACAAGTGGGTTGGAAGGTTGAAATCAAGTATGGGTGAACATGTGTTGCCAGAAGCTCTGGCATAGGTAAATACATATCCACATCTACAATAGCAATGACAGAATCTGCTGGTGGCTCAAACGCCTTCGTTCCAACAGCCAGATCCTTGCCCCAATAATAGGTGCGAGCTCCGTCACGACCGTGTCTCTCATCAGACTTACTCATTTGCAAGTAGTACGGTTTTAAACCTACCGTCTGACAAAAGAAATCAATAGTGGCACTGGCGGCGCTTCTCACCGATGCAGACACCGGATGAGTATGATTCTTAGGAGGGTTGGGCTTAATAGGTACACAATGTACGAACGCAGAACGTAACGTTTCTGAACGTACAGGCGGTTGAGTAGTGCCAGTTCTGAGCCAGTCAATATAACTGCTGGCAAAATGGCGGCCTAGAGGGTCGGAGAAATGGAGCTTTTGGATAACAAGTGTGACCATCGCATAGATTGAAAACAAACATACGAATAACAAGGCCACATTAATAAACATATCAGTGGTGGTAATAAACGTAACACACGTTTTCCTACTGAATGTGACGTCAGATGAGTAGCGACTCATTGACGCGAAAAAAGAGTCATCAACAGGGCGAACACCATGCCATCTCTGGAAAGAGTTGTATAGGCAGTGCTTGTCGTACCACACGACGGGTTCAGGGGTATAAACTGAATAAGCACGGTTCCATCCGGCTATGATCGGGTCACTCAGAACGTGCCATACTGCGGCAATAGTGATCGTTGCTAAGTTCACATAGTAAACTAAACACATCCACACATACGCAAGCGATAAGGCTAAGTCCGAGATCAGACCACAAACCAGGTAAACGGGTTCGAATATGATTGATAACATAAAAGCTG